TACCGAACCATACTGAGAAGCAGGGAGTACACCCATAAACATATCCTTAGGATAATTAGCATAACGAAGTTTAAACCATTCCTGAGAAAGGTCAGAAATTTGAGCGCCACTCCAATAATCCAAATTATAAGAATAAGCTAAATGCTTCTCCCATTGAGAATTGCTAAAGAAATCAAAATAGATTTTCTGATAAGTAAACAACGGAAGAAGATTAACAGCCACAGAACTCTTATACAACAATGGATTCAAATTATCATTCATAGATTTAATACCAGTATAAGCCTCAGTAATAGTAGCTTTCTTAGCATTAGCAGAATCAAGGAAAGAACCATAATTCAGATAATCCAATAATTTACAAGCACCATAGAACCACGGGATATTTGCATCATCAAGAACAGAAGGAGCTAAAGCCATCCAATCACTAATAGTTTTAGTCGTGGTAAATGGAACTTTAGTAAGTTGTGCAGAATTAGAGCCAGCAGAGGCAGCAGAAGTCATATAATCAGACATCTGAGTGAATGCTTGGGGAAGCGCACGAGAAATCAAGCGCAACGGCACAGCATAAAAATCATAGTATTCCTTAATACGGGTATAAGCAGCCGTATTAACAGGGACAGTACGCGTAAACCAATCCGAAGAGATACGATACTTATTGCCAGGAATGGCAATTTGCCAATAAACAGGAAGAATTTCTCCAACCTTAGCAGAGAATAGCTTCTTCGAACTTAAATCAAATGAGGATCGATGAGTAGGAATCTTAGCACGATCCAATGGGTTAAAATCACTCATAATTAATTAATAATTAAATTAGACCATACGATTAAATATATTGTTAGCATCATTAAGTTTCTTATGCTTAATCATGTCACGACAAAATGTTGCACTACGGTACCTGAGTTGCTCAAGAAAATGAACCGTTTCACGTGAAATATCCGACAAGACATCCATCTCGCGCCCGTCCTGAGGCAACGCAAACATACAATCCGATATGTCTGGGTTAAGGGAGCGTAAGTAGAATACATTTCGTAAACCTTCATAATCTTTCTTCTTCTCATACTCTATCCCAGTTTTAACGATAAAACGAATACGATTGGAGTAATCACCAAGATCAGAACCGAAGGAAGGCAAATGCCAATTACGGAAGAACTTAAAGACATATAAGAACAGCCGATATAACTTATTAATATAAGATTCAATATCGACATCACTAGAACTGTTGCAGAACCTAGTAAGGCACCGAGAAGCATGTAATATAATCTTATCATCATCAGTAAGAATAGGGGTAGCTTTAAGATATTGATAATAAGTACGAACAAGACTCAAGACTGAATCCTGTTTATAGTCAATGAATCCATATCTTGCAATTCTTTGCGGCGTTCGGTGCACAGCACAAAGAATTCGAGCAATCGCAGTACTATCGTCATCGCGAGCAGACGAGAATCGGGGCAATAAGGTACGGATATACGACAAGGGTGGAGTTGACCGAACACTGATGCCGTTGAAATTATAGAGTCTTCCGTTAACGACAGAATCGATTTTCTGTTCAATTTGCGCATAAGGGTCTTCGTCTTCAACGAAATCACAGCCTTTTTCAAAAAATCCGAGAGACGCTCTCGATCGGGGCTTAAACGAGCGGCATGAGCGATATAATAGGGGAGCAGCGCTAAGGCTGTTAACGTAACTCGCAACGTACGAGCTAGCTCCACCAGCGGTACGTTGGAAATCTGAACGACCGAGCTTCCAACTCTTACTGTGACAGTATCGTAAAACCTCTGAGACTTTCTCCGAGTTCGTGAATAATAAGAGATGATAATGCGGGCGGAAGTGTACGGGTCCGTACTCACCCACAGCGTAGAAATGTAACGATTCATAAGACCCTAATTTTAAAGATAAATGTTTACGTAAGCGCTTAATATAGTTCTGAACATCAACGTAATTTAGGAAGGGAATAAGATTATCACGACCGTATTGCGTAGAAGCGGGATAGTCCGTTTTATCAACGGCCTGTGTTTTAGAGATAAAGCTACGAATAGCGTCCATACTAAGAAACCAATTATCCCTAACAGGAATATATTTCTTAAGCTCACGGTCAAATGGCACAGAGCCTTGAACTTGTTCGAAAAAAATATGACGCAACACGGAGTTATCATTACATTGATACTCAGAAACAGGGATATATTTATGGTATTCATCACTAAAATGAATATCTCCTGAGATACCTACAACATCCTCATATTCACTGTGAAGGACTTTGCAATCAAATAGAGGAATATGTTCGTTATCATACGTAAGCGTCACAAAATAAGAGTACTTAAAGGAGCTTCCAGCGGTCTTCACGCGCATAGACGCCTTTTGAGCACGCTTATGAATACAATAATCACATTGACCACAATCCACGGCAATGCGTGCACCAGTGTAACGATTAGTAATGAATGAACGATACTGACAATGGTCAGCCGCTTTCAGTAAATCAGGAGAAAATTTCATATAACCAGAAGCCTGAATAGGCAATAAATAAATAAATAAACAATAAAATCAATTAAACGCCTATAGCGCTAAGAATATAACCAAGAGCGGCAGATACAGCTCCAATTACAATTTTCCAAATATTACTACTTTTCATCGGCTTGAGTTTTAAGTTCAACAAAATCATTCTTTTCTTCAATCGAATCCACAATAACAATAAGACCCATCGGAGAAACTCGCTCAGAATAGTCTCCAAGACCATCCAGAGAATTGACAATATAAGGCGAGAGAACATCGCGACCAGTGTTTTTTTCCTTAACTGAAATGATAAATTTCTGCATAATTGTAATGTTTTTAAAATGTTAATAATAGTTATAACTTCTACATGGGGCAAAGGTATGGTTTTTTTTTGTATTTCCAAATTGTTTTTTAGAAATTGTGGAGAAAGGACCATTTATGATAGAGTGTGAGTTGTGCGTTTATGGACAAGAAATAAGAGAAACCGAGATGATAACTCGGGTTTTGCTTCGCACACAACTAGGGGCTTCGCTTAATTAACAAATCCTAGATCTATTAGTAATGGATCTAGGGCAAAAGTAAATGTATACAGGGGTGTATAGGCACGGCAGGTCAGATAGAACCTGCCTTTGCGCACCTTCGTGCTAAAATACCGGAGCGGGGCGCTCCTATAAGGAAGTCGCTCCGCTCCATATTTCGATCAGGCCCTACGCGGGCGGCGGGTGTATATCGCTCACACGCCGCGATGGGCTTCTAGTCCTGAAGAATGTTACTTATGGCCAATACTATTGCCAACACCTTGAAATATACGCGTAACATAATCTACAGCATTACGCAACTCATAAGAATCAACGTCCTTCTGTTTATGCTTAGAACTCCACTTATAATAATCGCGTAAAGCCTTATCCTTAGAATATTCCATATTCTTCAAAACATTAACATTCTTAAAATCCCATAATGAAGATAAACCTCGAGCACGATTAGAATGAATATTAGCATAAATCAGTGAATCAGCAGTTTGCCCAGCGATCTTATTATTAATACGAATACCATTAGTTTCGGCAGCAGTCTTAACAGCCTGAGCCATCTGATTTTTATATTGAGCCTCAGTCAATGCACCTTGCGCATAGAGGTTAGCCAATGTCTGACCTTTGATAAACAAATCAGCCTGTTGCTGTTCATCAAGATATTTATTCAATACCTGTTGAGCTTTAGAATCCAATAAGATCTGAGCTTCTTGAGCAGACGTAAGACGTGCAGCAAACTCCATATTCCTAAGCTCCTGATACTCCTTAGACTGATCCAACAGAGCAGAACGTCTGCCAGTAGAAGAATTCCAATAACCAGATTGACCAACACCAATATTACGGTAATTGGTATCACCGAGAATCTGTTGCATCTTATATGGAGTAAGAGCAGCATTCTGTTCAGCATTAAGCATAGCAGCACGAGCTTGGGCCATTGAAGCCAAAGCAGAACCAACATCAGAGAAATCCGGACGGAAAGCCTGAAGACTAGGAGCATTAGCAGCAGACGCAGCAGCACCACCAGAAGCAGGGGACTTAGAAACACCAGCACCAACAGAAGAACCAATATAAGGATTAAGGCCACGAGATATCATAGCCGATGGGCTGTTATACTCATTGTTCTTGTTCCACATAGATTCCTGCCAATTACGCTGTTTCTCAGCTTCAGCGGCATTAAATGCGTTATTCTCACGACTGATCTGCAAATTAGTATCATTCACCTTATTTTGAGAGGCAGAACCAATAGCATTACCAGCAAGAGAAGCACCGGCGGCAATAATACCACCAAGAACAAGAGGAGCAATATGTTTTTCGGAATGCCCCATTAAGGGGCTTTCTCCAATATCATAAAATCTCATTGAGCAGAAGAGTCAGGGGCGGACGATGAATCGGGCGCTGACTGTTGCTCTGCCAACATCATTTCGGCATAGGCCGTTAGCTCAGATTTCTGACTAGCCAATTCCTTCAGAACCGCTTGCCGTTCTGACATTGTCTGACAATGGCGCGAGATAACACAATTAAAGCGTTCCTCGTCAGTCATATCATCCATCACAGTGGACTGAGTAGGATGCATCTGGGCAAGGATGTTATTCACATTCATATCACCAAGCAAGCGGCGATACTTCTCTTGATTAAGAAGAATAGAAGTCATATCATTCTGAATGTATGAACCATCCTCCAACTCATCAAACTGAACTGAATCAAATACAGATTCCTGATACACGGGATGACCTTCTACATCAGTAGGTACATCAATAGGATCATCATTAATCTGGGGTTTATAAGCAAAATCTCTCATAATCAATCATTTTAATAAGGTAAACCATTACGATCCAAGTTTTGCACAGCATACACTTGGAAATTAACATTACAAATCAACTGGTCCTGTGCAACAGAATAAGTAGACGTAGTAACCTGAGGCTGGAAAATAGAATTAAGCTGTTGGGGGAACACCTTCATAGACTTATAATTCCAAGCACCGGTACGCGTCAATAAATTCTCACCACCAAGAGGTGCAGCCCAAGCCTGATAAGCCAACTGGGGCCGAAGAGCGCCATTCACACGATCAATATCAGACTTCCATTGCCAATAACGAAGGTTATAACCAATATTAGCAGTATTCGAACCACTCATATTCTTGCTATTACACATAGCAGTAGCAGGAACAGGCTGCATACCTAACTGATCAAACGCAGGTTGAGGGAAATCACTAACACTAGTACATAACAACTGAGGTGATTGTCCAGTAGAAGCCCAATCAAGCAATGGAACAGCATGGTAAACACACATAATTACACAATGTTCCGCTCCGCAATCATATGTGATCTGATGACCAGAATTAGAACCGACACCTTTACCAGCGATACTAGCCTGTGAACTATCGGTATCAAGGTTAGTATTCACAACCTCATTAATATTAATAACAGAACTCCATCCACCAATATAATGGGCATGATTACCCATATATTCAGGAGCTTTAACGCCAAACTGGGCAGCCATCTGATCTGAATAATCCTTGCTAGAGAATTGGACTACTTCTTTCCAACGCTGTAAATACTCTGTGGCACGGATCGAGAGAGCGGAAAGGTCAGTGTTGACGCGAAGCAATCTATCAGAATCAGTAGAATTAGATGAAGTTGTTTGCACAGTACTACCGCCAGAAAGATTACGAACAGAGGAATTACTTATGCCATCAGTAGCACGAGCAAGAACAACATTAGTAGCAAGACTTTTATCAAGAGGTTGAAGAAACGCTACCGAACCATACTGAGAAGCAGGGAGTACACCCATAAACATATCCTTAGGATAATTAGCATAACGAAGTTTAAACCATTCCTGAGAAAGGTCAGAAATTTGAGCGCCACTCCAATAATCCAAATTATAAGAATAAGCTAAATGCTTCTCCCATTGAGAATTGCTAAAGAAATCAAAATAGATTTTCTGATAAGTAAACAACGGAAGAAGATTAACAGCCACAGAACTCTTATACAACAATGGATTCAAATTATCATTCATAGATTTAATACCAGTATAAGCCTCAGTAATAGTAGCTTTCTTAGCATTAGCAGAATCAAGGAAAGAACCATAATTCAGATAATCCAATAATTTACAAGCACCATA